AAAGGAAAGTCTGGTATTAATGTGATCCGGCACGGAATCCGAAGTGTCCGAAAACGACCTGCAAGTATAACCCGGATGCGGTATGCTTGCCGGAAGTACGGCGCTGTGACCGAACAAGCAACCCGGAAGCAGCGAGAAGGGATGAGAAAGAACAAACACGCTGGGTTTCGTCGGCGCTGGTAACACCGACGATCTCAAATACATGAAAGCCGCCGGAGACTGGTAACTCCGGCGGCGGAAAGGAGAACATGACAAACGATCAATTCACGGAGATTCTTGCAGCCAAGAACCGTGTCGGCCATATCGTGTTCAAGGATGGGCGGCTGGTGAGTTGCGAAGGAATCTTAAAGGGCAGGGTGACAACCAACGAGGCGTTTCAGGACATTGAGGATGTCTGGAACAGCCTGCATGTGCTGTTGAATGAAATCGCAGATCTGGAGGAGGACAGGAAGCGACTTAATGCTACCCTGCGGTCGATCAACGCAAAGACGATAGACGCGATGCAGGGGACAGCCAGAAGCGAGATACCGGCTGATTGGTGGTGAAGTGTTACTTACTCAAAAATCGGGAAGCACACCAGCCATTAAAAACGGTACCGTACTGATCGGTGTAGCGCACATGTGTCCACTCACCGCGTGATTCAATCACTTTCAGAATGGAGCCAATCGGCATTGAGGCAAGCGGGTCAAAACTGGTTGAAGGGCCGCTTCTCAAACGAACGCCATCTCCAATGAGCTTTGCTTCGCCGGTGCGGACAGGGCTGTCAGGAACAGAAGGGTACGCATCTGATGAGCTGGAGGAATTTCCGTAGTCAACATATTTGCAGTAGGCCATGTGTGTGACGCGGTTTGGCACATTAAACTCGGTCTGAATCAATTCTTCTCTTTTTTCGGATGGATAAATTCCATGCTCTTGATCCACGCAGATCATCGCATAATCGCAGTCTCCGAGGCCGTCTCTATATTTTGACGGTGCTTTGTCACCGGCTGAAACGTGGAGGAGAAGTACGCCAGGCTGAATCAGCTTTTGCTTTCGGGCTTCGCTGATTGGAATGACCTGCGTTGTGTAATTGCGCATGAGATCATTTGTGCCGCTCATTCTTGTTGAACGACCCAACTGAGTCAGACAATAGGAGATAAAACCCGCGCTGTCCATTCCTGAAAGTGTAGAACCCGCGCGTCTGTATGGAACTTTGTGATTTGCAAACACGTCGGCAGCAAATCGAGCGAAAGCAGAAGATGAAATCAATTCGACACAACCTTTCTAGCTCGGCAAAGTTTAGCCGAGATGATACAGATATTATACTACATATTGTGGTGAATTGCAACAATGAAACAAGATATGGTGTCTTCAAAGAACCTATGGCTTCGCCTTGGCGCGCTGATGCGCCGGGAACGCGAGGCCAGCGGCCTATCGGTTCGCCGGATTCAGAGCATCAGCGGCGTACATTATCGCACAATGTATGCGTATGAGCGCGGCGAGTACGAAGGTGGAATTATGTTGAACAAGTACATGGCCATTTGTGCAGCTATCGGCGCTGACCCGGCTAAGCTGCTTAAGGAAGCCATGAAAGAGGAATGAAGCATCTGAGCCGCCGGAGACTGGTAACTCCGGCGGCGGAAAGGACGAAACAGCACAATGGCACGGGAGATTCGGGCAACGGTCGAGTTTGTTGGTGAACCCGGCAAAGCAGAGATCAACGCGTTTGCGCGGGCTATCGTTCCGCTGCTCAAGGAACGTGCCGAGGAGATCGTTGCAATGTGCAATGCGCCGGAGAACCGGGCAGCATTTGAAGCCTATTCGGCGGAGATGGCATATTGGCGCGCCAAGAGAGAAGAACGGGAAAGAGAGGAGGCAAAAGCACAATGACGTCTGCGGCGTGGCATACGAACTGTACAACGGCGGCTTGCGGTTGTTCAGGCATTGAGGTTTTTCGAGCGCTCGGAAGGCTGAGCGCTCCATAAAGCCCCAAAGAAAGGAGAAAAAACACATGAGCACACAAAAGGAGGACGCGATCTGGCGGCGGCTCGGCGATATCATCCGCCGGGAGCGTGTGGCCAACGGACTGACTTATGCCAGCGTGGCGAAGCGGAGCGGCGTAGCGGTGCGCACCCTGATGCACTTTGAGCAGGGCGAAAACGAAAACGGCGGCAAGGTTGGCACGCTGATGCTGATCTGCGAGGGAATCGGAATCAGCGCGTCGGATGTCTTCGCGGAGCTGGAAGGGCAGCGGCGGCTTGCGGTGATGAAAGCCGCGGGCGCGAAGCGATGGCGGGTGGTTCGCCTGCTGGGCGGACGGGAACCCGTCATCGTGGACAGCTTTGATATTCGGGAGCAGGCGGAGACGCTGCTTGGCCAGCTTCAGGAAAATGCGAACCAGAGAGATCGAAGAATGGAAAAGCCGACCTTTGAGCTGATGGACGGCAGAGAGGAGAGCGACACATGAAACGCCACGAGAAGATGACCGCGCCGCGGCTGCTGGAGGCGGTCTACAAGCGGCCGGGCAAGCCGCCGCGGGTGAAGATGATCGTCGGTACGCGGGAGGCCATCGAAAGCATGGTCGGCGGGCCGTTTGAGCTGACGGCGCTGACGCTGGAGGAGGACGGGCGCGAGAATGTGGCCGCCTACAATATGGAGGCGTGGCGATCCGGCGCGCCGGAGAACATGTACGGGATTCGCGGCCCGTTCCTCGTGCTGGGGCGGGACGGCGAGGCGCTTTGCGATGTGATCGACCCGCGCGCGGTATGCCGGATGCTGGGCGGCCGGAAAGCCGAAGCATACGGACAACCCGGCGGCGCATGAAGGAAGCGGGCATGACGGATTGGGCAAAAGAAAAAGCCCCTCACACGGACGGCGACCGCGTAAGGGGACAAGGAAAAGTGACAGTTTGATTATAGCAGAGGAAAGGACAAAAGACAATGGATGTGCTCGAAGTTTTTCTGATTCTGATTTTCGGCGTGCCGATCATCAGCCTGCTGGCGTTTGGGTGGATTGCCGCCGATTGGATGCAGCGGCAGGAGGCACAGGGTAAGGCGCAGGTGGCCAGCCGCCGAAACCGGGCGCTGACGCGGGAACACCTCGCGCGGCTCAGGCGAAACGGGATGCGGGCGCGTCTGGTTCGGGTGTGAACGATGAAGGGCGGCAAAAGATACAGGCGGTGCGCCGTTTGTAAGATGATTTGGAATGTGAGCGCGGTGGGCGTATCGCCGAGGCGGTACGTCTGCCCGCGTTGCGAGAAGCAGAAGGAGCAAAAGAAACATGAAGGTTTGGGCGCAAGATGAATTTGATCTGGTTAAAACCGGGGCGGATGGCCAATACCGCTTTGGAAAGGGCGACTTCCGGCGGGTGAATATGCGCGGGCATACGCGGCTGATTATCGGAGCGGGCAGCCTGCTGGGCGAAGCCAACGTCGGGGCAAACAGCGAGATCGGTGCGCACTGCGACTTTGACGCGGGCGCGGTGATCGGCCACGGAAGCATCATCGGGGCGCGGTGCCATTTCGGGAAAGGCGCATGGATCAAGTCGGGCTGCATCGTCGGTCATGGGGTATGCTTTGGCGAAGGCGCGTTGATCGAGCGCGGCGTGGAGCTGGAGGGCGGCGTCGAGCTTCCGGCAAGGTGCGATCTATTCGGCGTGAAGGATGTGGACGGGCGCACGATGCTGACCATCACGCCGGTTGTCGGCGGCACGCTGCATGCGTTTCGCGCGGACAGCCGGGTTTATGTCAGCCTGCCGGGACAGATTCGGCGGCTGGAGGAGTTCGAGCAGTATGCAGCGGATCAGGCGGCGTATGCGGCGTTCACCGGGATGCGAGGGGACGAGGGCGAGGCCAACGAGCTGCTGGATGCGGCGAATTATATTGCGACACGGTTTCGTGAGGGGTAAATCTACTATCATATTGAGGTTTTGCAGGCCGCCGGATGGCCGACGGCCAACAAAGCCCCAAAACGGGAAAAGATACGGAGGCGGACAAAATGAAATTGAGCGCGATCAAACGCTGCTGCGTCGAAGAAAATGAGTTTTACATCTACCGAGATATCAACGGTGAGCAATGGATCGGAACGCACACGGCTGCGTGGCCGGTCGAGGGTGATCTGGAACTGACGGAGGGCAGCATTGCGGCGATTTTTGATCTCGCGCCGAAAAAGGCGGCGCAGATGGATATCCTCGCTCTGCCGCTGGGTTCAGGCTCACGCCTGTATGCAGCACCGGCGACAGAGTGGGATGCACAAGAACTTGGCATCGTGGAATATTTGGGCGAGCGTTGCCTACTGCTGACATGCCGCGGGCGAATGCTGGCCGTGGATATGGCAAAGGTTAAGGCGGCACGATGCGCCGAGGACTACCAATGTATGAAGATCGGCATCAATACGGACGGTGAGCCACTGGTACTCGTCAAGGATGGCATGCTGACGACGGCGGTTATCCTGCCGGAGAGCGAGGAAGTGGTTGACGCGATTCGGGCAATGATCGGGCGCATGGCGCAGAGCTGCGGTTTGCTGGCCGCCAACGAGGTAGACGATGGAGAAGAAGCGTAACGCGCAGGCGGCAGGGTAAACGAAAAGCGCCCCGATGTGGGACGCTTAGGCATCATTTTCTTCCAGCGCTTCCATGAGAGAAGGTGTATCGTGGAAAGGACCGACCAGATTCAGACGATTTTCGACATCTGCCATGACGGCGAGTGTCTCAGTGCTGGGAGAAGGCAGTTTTATTGGTTGATCTTTCATATACACATCATTTCCTTTTGACCATTGTAACACAGGAAAATTCAAAAATAAAGAAGCAAATCGACAGCAGCGGGCGGCAAGCCCGCTGACCCGTCTTGTATGGCGCTGGAGCCGTCCGCGCGCAGTGCGCGGAACAGGACGGCGGAACGCGGGAAACCACAAGGAGCGCATGCGCGACTATGTGCGTTTCCGGGGCACACGGACAAACGGAAGCAGCGGGCGGCAAGCCCGCTGACCCGTCTTGTATGGGTGTATGAACAACTCAACGAAAGCGATTCACAAAGGAGGCTGCGGCATGGACACAAGCGCGAGGGACTGCATGGTGCTGTTCGATACGTCGGTGGAGGGGAAGCTGGCCTGCGGCTGGGACAGCGGTGTGCTCCATCAGCGGACGCGGACGGTTAAGGCGGGGCCGATGGTCTATGTGGATTGCTATCCGGTGTGGGACACGGCGCACGCGCGGGCGGCCAGCACCGAGGCGAAGAAGGAGGCGCACGCCAGGGCGCAGAAGCGGCTGGACGCGAAGAACCGGGCGAACAGGCTGGAGCGGCTGGTCAATGCGAACTTCAGCGCGGGCGATATCATGCTGACCTGTGAGTATCCGGCGGGGCGTCAGCCGGGGAGTGACGAGCAGGCAAAGCGGGACATCCGCAACATGATGAACCGGGTGAAGCGGATGCGCAGCCGCCGCGGCCTGCCTGCGCTCAGGTATATTTACATCACCGAGCGGACGGAGAGCGCGGCCTACGGCGTGCGCTGGCATCACCATGTCATCATGTCCGGCGACGGGCTGACGCGCGAGGAGATCGAGGAGAAGTGGACGAAGCGGCACGGCGGCTTCTGCAACACGCGCCGCGCGCAGCCGACCGAGCGCCATCTGTCCGGCTTTGCGCGATACCTGACGATCAGCAAGCTGGAACGCGAAGGGAAGAACCCGCAGCAGAAAGCCGTCGGGCGGAGCTGGGGCAGCAGCATCGGGCTGAAAGAGCCGGCCGAAAGCGTGGCCGACAAGAAGATCAGTGTTCGCAAGGCGGGGCGGGTGGCGGAGACGGTGGCTGACTTTAACCGCGCCAAGGAAATCTTTGAAAAACTCTATCCGGGATGCGAGCTGCTGGAGATCGGCGCGAAGAAGAGCCGATGGGCCAGCGGCGTTTATGTACACGCGCTGATGCGCCGGGTGGATGAAACGGGGAGGACGCGATGACGGACGGGCAGGATGTGCGCGTGCTGCTGAAGAGCATCGGCGGCCTGAAGCGCAGAGTGGCGGAAATGGACAGGCAGGTCGAGAAAATGCGCGCCATGAACGCAGGGGCATACGCCGAGGAATTGGGGCGGCTGGCGGAAGGACTGCGGGCGGAATATGCTCATGCGTTGGCGCTGATCGAGGCCGTGCCGGATGCGGCCGGGCGCGAGGTGCTGGAACTGCGCTATCTGTCCGGGCTGACGTGGATGCAGATCGCGCGGCGCATGGGCTATGAGGAGCGGCAGGTGCGGCGGATTCATCAGCGGGCTTTGCGGTGTGCGGCGGATGTCTGCGCGAAAGGTGACAGGGGCGACCGCAAAGCCCCAGTGTGAAATCGGCGGCAACAGCCGGAGACTTTGACCGCCGGGCGAAAAGATGTCCGTTCATGTCCAACTCATCTTTGATACAATAACGGCATCGGGCAGCCAAGCGAGCTGCTTGGTGTCGTTTTTGGACATGGAGGCGAGAACATGAGCGATAATCCGCATTACAACGGGGCGCGCCATCGGACATGGGCGGCGAAGGTGCTGCGGCGCGCAGGCTATCGGTGCGAGGAGTGCAGGCGGTACGGGCGGACGGACAAGGACGGCCTGCCTGTGCGCGCGACGGTGGCGCATCACATTCAGCATCTCGACGAGCACCCGGAACTAGCCTATGATCTGGCGAATGGCCGGGCGCTTTGCGAGGCATGTCACAACAAAATGCACCCCGAAAAGGGCGGAAAATCGGCGCGTTTCCAGCGCGGCAGGCGCACGGTTTGAAGCAATCCCCCCGCGCGCGAGTTGTTGAAGGCGGGGGACAGTGACCGGGAGGGGGCGATTCTTCCCTCTCCGAGCCGATTTTCAAAGTTTTGCGGGAGGAGGGCGTCTGTGGCGAAGAATTACACGCTGGCTTTGCGGAAAAGCATGAAGCAGCTGGGCACATACCGCCCGGAGTACGAGAGCGCGATTGCCATCGCCGCCCAGCTGATGGAGCAGTACGACACGCTGACCTGCGCCTTTGAGGAATCCGGCTGGGCGTATGAGACGAGTACGGCGACCGGCACGAAGAAAGCGCCCATTGTGACCACGCTGGAGAGCCTGCGGAAGGACGTGCTGGCGTATCTTTCGGCGCTCGGCCTGACCCCGGCGGGCGCGAAGAAACTCGATGCGGCGGCGACGGCGAAGGCGCAGGAGGATCCGTTGATCGCGGCGCTCAAGAATCTGGGCGGATGACCGAGCGGCAGCGCGCAGCGCTGGCGGGGCTTTCGGGCAGGCGGGCAGCGTGCATCCGGGCGTATGTGACCGATGTGCTGGAGGGGCGCAAGATTGCCGGACGAGAGATCGTGCTGGCCTGCGGGCGCTTTTGCGATATGCTGGCCGCCGACTACGACGTGAACACGAACGATGCGGATTTCGTGATCGACGTGATCGAAGCAACCTTCAAGCACCGGCAGGGGCAGAGCCTCGACGGCAAGCCGCTGCGGGGCAAGCCGTTCCTGCTGGAGCCGTGGGAAAAATTCTGCATCTACGGCATGCTGATCTTCTTTAGGCCGGGCACCATCGAGCGCGTGGTCAAGGAGGCGTTTATCTTCATCCCGCGCAAGAATGGCAAAACGCTGGTGGTGGCCGCACTTTCATGGGCGCTGGGTTTGCTGGAACGCGCGAGCGGATCAAAGGTCTATGTCGTCGGCGCAACGCTCAAACAGGCGATGGAGACGTTCGACAGTTGGCGCTACAACGTCGAAAAAGGGCTGTATCGCTCGGAAAAGGCTGCGCGGGCGGCAGGCTGGCGCATCCTCGATAACAACATGGAGCACGCCATCGAGCGCGACTTCCCGGATGGCTCGCTGTCCCTCAACGCGCTGGCCAGCAACCCGGACGGGCAGGACAGCTTCAACGCGAACATCATCATCGCCGATGAGCTTCACGCCTACAAGAGCGGCAAGCAATACGACGTGCTCAAGGAAGCGACAAACGCCTACACCAACAAGCTCGTCGTCGGCATTTCGACCGCGGGCGACAACGCGACGGGTTTTTGCGCCCAGCGGCTGGATTACTGCGCACGCGTCGTCTCCGGGCAGATCAGGGACGACGGGTATTTCATCTTCATCGCGCGGTCGGATCAGGGCGAGGATGGCGCGGTGGACTACACCAGCCCCATCCAGCATGAAAAGGCCAACCCAAACTACGGCGTGACCATTCGCCCGGAGGAGATTCTGTCGGCCAGCTTGCAGGCGCAGAACGACCCGCAGGCGCGGAGCAACTTTCTCAACAAGCGGGTCAACATCTTCACCAACAGCCTGCGCGCGTATTTCAACGTCGAAATGTTCAAAACGAGCGACAGTGTGGCGGGCGAGGCGCTGGGCATCGACCCCGCGTGGCCATTGGAGCGCAAGCTCAAGGCGCTGGCGGCGCTCAAGGGCGTGAAGTGGTACGGCGGCGCAGACCTCTCCAAGCTGCATGACCTGACCGCCGCCGCGCTGCATGGGCAGTACAAGGGCATTGATATCGTCGTGCCGCATGCGTGGTTTCCGCTCGTGGCGGCAACGGAGAAGGCCGAGGAAGACGATATTCCGCTGTTCGGTTGGAAGGAAGATGGCTGGCTCGATCTGTGCAACGCGCCGACGAACAACCATCAGCTCGTGGTGGAGTGGTTCGTCGCGATGAAGAAGCGCGGCTTCCGCATCCGCGAAGTCGGCCACGACCGAAAGTTCTGCCGCGAGTATTTCATCGGCATGAAGAAGGCGGGTTTCAAAATCGTTGACCAGCCGCAGTATTTTTACAAGAAAAGCGAGGGCTTCCGCCACATCGAGGCGGCGGCGCGCAACCACAGGCTCTATTATCTGGGCAGCGAGGCGTATGCCTATTGCGTGCAGAATGTTGCGGCCATCGAAAAGACGGACGAGATGGTGCAGTACGAGAAGGTGCAGCCGAACCGCCGCATTGATATCTTCGACGCGGATGTGTTCGCGACCGTCCGCATGCTGGAGGATATGGGCAAGACCGACACGGAAGGATGGTTTGATACATGAGCAGACACAGAAAACAGGCTCGCCGGAGCCGGGATGCGCCGAGGAGGCAGCGCCGAAGCGCGGCCGTGGCGATTTGCCCGAATGATTCCTGGCGGGTGCTGATTGCCGACGGATACAGGCCGCTGACGCAGTGCCCGGAGGTGATGATGTGCGTGAACGTGTACGCCGAGCTGATCGCCAGCATGACGATTCACCTGATGGAAAACGGCGAGCACGGCGATACACGCGTAAAGGACGAACTGAGCCGCATGGTGGATATCACGCCGAACCCGCTGATGACCCATCAGGGATTCATGGAGACCATCGTGCGCACGCTGATGACCGAGGGCAATCAGGTGACACTGCCGGTGTTCGCGGGCGGGCTGCTGATGCAGCTTGATCCCGTGCCGCCCTCGCGCGTGACCTTCGTGCCGGAGGGGCGGGGGTATCGGGTGAACGTCGGCGGCGCGTCGTTTGCGCCCGACGAGGTGATCCATTTTGCGCTGAATCCGGATCCGGAATATCCGTGGCGCGGCATGGGCTATGAAGTGGCGCTCTTTGACGTGGTGCGCTCCATCCGGCAGACGCAGGCCACGCGGCAAGCGCTCATGGAATCGCCCAAACCGTCGATTATCGTCAAGGTGGATGGCTTTTCGGAGGATATGCAGAGCCCGGAGGGGCGCGCGAGGATCGCCGATAAATACATCAGCGACAGCGAGAACGGCCGGCCGTGGATCATCCCGGCGGAAAGTATGAAGATCGAGCAGATCAAGCCGCTGACGCTTTCGGATTTGGCCATCGACAAGAGCCTCGAGCTGGATAAGCGCAGCATTGCCGCCATGTTCGGCGTGCCGCCGTTTCTGGTGGGCGTGGGCGAGTTCAAAGCGGAGGAATTCAACTGGTTTGTGGCCAACCGCCTCATGCGCGTGGCGCGCGTCATCGAGCAGACGCTCACCCGCGCGCTGCTGCTTTCACCGGTGCGGTATTTTCGGCTGAACAGCCGCAGCCTGACCAACTACGATTTGGATAAGTGCATCAGCGCAGGCCGCGAGATGGTGGATCGCATGGCTATGGATCGCAACGAGTGGCGCGATTGGGTCGGCCTGCCGCCGTCGCCGAAGATGGAGGAAATTCTGGGGCTTGAAAACTACATTCCGGCCAATCGGCTGGGCGACCAGAAGAAGCTGGTCGGCAACGAGGAGGGAGAACAGCACGAAGACCAAGTGGCAGACCCGAAGCCTTCCGGCGACGTTTAACGCGACGCAGACGGATGGCCAGCGGCGGATCGAGGGCTATTTCGCCACGTTCAGCGGGGTATACGACATGGGCGACGGCTTCACGGAACAGATCGACCCGCATGCGTTCGACGATCAGCTCGGCGGCGACGTCCGTGCGCTGATTGACCACGACACGCGGCTGGTGCTCGGCCGGACGTGCGCCGGAACGCTGACCCTGCGCGTGGACGAGCACGGCCTTTGGGGCAGCATCGCCGTCAACGAAGGGGATCAGGATGCGCTCAACCTGTATGCCCGTGTGCAGCGCGGCGACGTGAGCCAATGCTCCATCGGTTTTGATATCACCGAGGAAGAACAGATTCGGCGCGGCGACGGCTGGCATTTCACCATTCGCCGCCTGACGCTCTATGAGGTGAGCGTCGTCACCTTCCCGGCGTATGAGGATACGGGCGTGGAGGCGCGCGGCAGGAGCGTCAAGGCCATGCGCCGCCGGGCGCTGGAACAGTGGAAGAAGGACATGAAAGGGAGGATTCATCATGGCACTCAGAATGATTCTGAACAGGCGTAAGCAGGAACAGGTTCGCGCGCGCCTTGAAACCGTCAAGCAGAAGGAAGGCGAGCTTCGTACCCGCCGCGCTGCGCTCAAAAAGCGCGAGGAAGAGCTGGAAAAGGCGCTCGACGAGCTGGACGAGGCGGCGAGTGAAGCCGATCAGCAGGCCATCGAGGCCGAAACGGAGCAGTTTACCGCCGATGATACCGCGCTCACCGAGGAAGAGCAGCAGATCAAGCAGGAGCGCATCGAGGCGGAAAAGGAGCTGGCGGAGCTCGCCCGAGAGATGATCGAGCTGGAGGCAGCGCAGACCGCCGCCGAGCAGGCCGAAGCCGAGGAAGAGCAGAATGCGGCGGACGACGAGAACGAGGAGGAGAACAGGAGCATGAACAGAAGGATGACCACCCGCGGCCGCCGTTTTGACCGCATGAGCAGCCAGCAGCGCGGCGCGATTGTGGCGCGTAAGGAAGTGAAGGACTTTCTGACCCGTGTGCGCGCCATGAAGGGACAGACGCGCGCGGTGACGGGCGCGGAGCTGCTGATTCCGACCGTGGTGCTCGATCTGGTGCGCCCGAAGGTCGAGGAGACCAGCAAGCTGATGAAGCACGTTCGCGTGCGCCATGTTCCCGGCAAAGCGCGCCAGAACGTGATGGGCACGATTCCCGAGGCCGTGTGGACGGAGATGGTCGCCAACATCAACGAGGTGGCGCTCGCCTTCAACGGCGTGGAGATGGACGGCTACAAGGTTGCGGCCTATGTGCCGGTGCCCAACTCCATTCTGGAGGACGCGAGCGACGTTGCGCTGGCCGGTGAGATCATCGACGCGCTGGGGCGCGCCATCGGTTTGGCGCTGGACAAGGCGATTCTCTACGGCACCGGCACGCGCATGCCGCTGGGCATTGTGACCCGCCTTGTGCAGGATGCAAAGCCGTCCACGTATTCCGACGATGCGCGTGCGTGGGAGGACCTGCACACCACCAACATGGTTTCCATCGCGGATAGCAAGAAGGGCGTGGCGCTCTTTCAGGAGATCATCACCGCAAGCGGCAAGGCGAAGGGCAAGTACGCGGGCGGCGAGCGCTTCTTTGCGATGAACGAGGTCACCTTCAACCGGTTGCAGGCTGAGGCGCTGAACATCAACGCGGCGGGCATGATGGTCTCCGCGATGGAGCATACCATGCCGGTGCTCGGCGGCGCGGTGGAGGAGCTGGAGTTCATCCCCGATAACGTCATCATCGGCGGCTATGGCGAATTGTATTTGCTCTGCGAACGCGCCGGAACGGATATCGCCGTCAGCGATCAGTATCGTTTCATCGAGGATCAGACCGTATACCGCGCGACCGCCCGCTATGACGGTATGCCCGTGATTGCGGAGGGATTTGTGGTCATCGGCCTGAGCGGCGCAACGCCGACCGCCGACGCGGTGACCTTTACCGAGGATAAGGCGAACAAGGGCACCGCGAAGGAGTAAGCGTGGATATGGAGATGGTGCTGGGGTTGGTGAAAGCCCGCCTCAACCGCCCGCCGGGCGACACGGCGCTGGATGCGTACTTCAAAAAGCGCATCGAGGGCGCGGCGGCCAAGTTGAAAAGGACGGGGATTCACATGACCGAAAGCGTGGACGATATGATGTTACTCGTGGATTACACCGTCTGGCAATACCAGAACCGTGATAAGTCGGGCGATATGCCGGACTGGCTGCGCCTTGACCGGCGGGAAAGGTGGCTGGCGGATTGATTCTGGACAGAGGCATTGCGGAGATTTTTGCCCGCAGCAACATGGCGCCGAAGGGCGAAAAGCCGATTTGGACGGAGACCCTGCGCTTTCGCAGTTGGTATGCTGAACTGAGCTTTGAAACCTCGCCCGTCTGGCAGACGGAGCGGCGGCTTGCGCAGAAAGCGGATGCGCGCATCCGTATCGCCCAATGCCGCGAGATTCGGCAGGGCGACACGGCGCATCTTGGCGGCCGCGTGTATACCATTGCCCGCGCGTATCACGGCACGGACGAGGAGAGCGGCGAGGACATTACGGATTTGACGCTGGAGGAGGTGACGGCCGCATGACCCTTGCGGACATTCGCGAGCTGGTGCTTGCGGCCGATCCGGACGCTTGCGCCTACGAGAGCGACAGCACCGGGGAGGATTACACCACATGGCAGCCCCTGTGGCCGATGAATCTGCTTGTCGATAATCGCTATGCCGACGGCTGGCATTTCGTCATTGATCGGTTCACCCGGATGCAGGATGACCCGATAACCGCTAACATCCGCGCCGTGCTGGATGATGCGCCCGGCGTGGCCTACGCGATGGAGATCGACTACGAGCAGGAAACGGGCTTTCTTCACATCAGCTTCACCTGCGACGGGGTGTGACATGGCGCAGTTTTCGACGGACGGCATCGACAGCATTGCTGAAGAAATGGCGTGGATGGGCGAAGCCGCAGGAGAAACCGCCGATGAAATGCTGCTGGCTGGGGCGGAAGAAGTCAAACGGGCGTGGCAGGAGACGGCGGAACGACACGGATATCGTGAAACGGGCGACATGATCGAATCCATCAAGGCGGATAAAGAGCCCAAAAGCGACGCGGACGGCGTGCGGAAGATTGACGTTTACCCGCGCGGGCAGGATCACAAGAAGAAGCCTGTGCGTAACGCCGAAAAGGCATATCTGCTGCACTATGGAACGAGCCGCATCCGGGGTTCGCATTGGATTGAAGAAGCCGAGCAGAAGGCGCTTCCAACGGTGCAGCAGGTCTTCGAGGATATTTGGGATAGACATTTGAAGGGAGGATAAAGCATGGCATTTGTCGGCCTTTTGTATGCCGTCGCCGCGCCGATTCAGCAGGAGACGGACGGACAGCCCATCATCTACGGCAAAGGGCAGGTCGTCGGCGGCATGATGACCGCCGAGATCAGCTATACGCGCAACAGCAACCCGCTCTATGCGGATGATCGCGTCAAGGAGGAGGATAACTCCATCACCGGCGGCACGATCAAGCTCGGCGTGGACGACGCGAGCGACGAGGCGCGCGTGATGTTGCTGGGCGACGTGAAGGAAGGCGAGGCGGGTGAAGAAACCTACCACGAGACAGGCGAAAGCGCGCCCTATGTCGGCACGGGCTATATCCGCGTGCGGCGCAAGGATAACAAGACAAGCTATATCGCCTACTGGGTGCATAAGGCGATCTTCGGTCTCGGCACGGAAAGCGCCAAGACAAAGGGGCAGAGCATCGAGTGGCAGACCCCGACGCTGGAGGGCAGCATCATGGGCGTAAAGAACAACCCGGCGCTGCAGGTTCGTTTCCGCGAACGCAGGATGTTCGCCAGGGAGAGCGAAGCGCGCGCATGGATCGACAAGAAAGCGGGGATTGAAGCGTGATCGAGATTCAGGTCGGCAAGCAGACATTCCCGGTTCGGTTTGATTTGGGCGCGTGGATGGAAATCGACGAGCGATTCGGCGGCCTTGACCAGATGGAAGCGGATAAGACGGTGAAGGCGCGAATCGCCTGTCTGGCCATTTTCGCCCGCGCGGGCGCGCGCTATTGCGGCGGAGAAGCCCCGACGGAGGAATACCTCACAAAGAACCTCAGCCCGAAGGCGCTGGCGCAGGCCAATCGGCAGGCGTCCCGCGCGTTTGTGGCGGGCATGAAGCGCGAAAT